AGATATTTATTCAAGCCTTCACGCTCCGTTGTGGTATGTGGTAGGTTCAAATAATAACTTGCAAACAAACTTTAAATATGTTTGTGATGTTTATGTAGGCGGTAATCTTGTGACAAGGTTAAAATCGTATCCACAACCGGTATCAACAAAAGGTATTTTTAATGTATCTCCAATAATTAGAAACTATTGGGCATCGTATTTTAAACCTAATATAACAATACCTTCTACATTTTCTTATACAGGTTCAGATGTTTATGTAGATTTCGAAATTAAATTCGGGGAAGAATACGATGGAACTACTTATACAAATTTAGCTACAAGTACAAAGAAAGCATATAATTATGTTCAAGATTATCTTTATACTCCGACAAGTCCGATGTATCTTACTCCGTTAGAGTACGAAACACAATACCAGGGTAATTTTATTTCAAATAGAGATTTTTCAAATATCTACTTTAACAAAGAAAGATTACAAACCGGTTATTTATTCCTTTCGTTTTTATCCGATGCAGAGAATACAACAAAGTCACATTCTGTTGATGTATCAGTTTACAACGGAAGTACAACAACAAACTACACAGGAGCAGGGGTAAGTTTTAAGGACTTTGCTTTATTAGATATTTCGCCAAGAGCAATAAATGCTTATCTCGCTACAACTGCAATATCTTCTACTACTGTTTACTATGATGTTAAAATAAAGATTGCGGGTAATCTAAAAAACACCGCAAGGGTTTATTTAAATTGTACGCAAAATGATGTAGTTACTTTACACTTCTTAAACGCTCTTGGTGGTTACGATAGTATAGATTTTACCGCAGTTAATAGACAAACGAGAAATATAGAAAAGAGTTCATTCGAAGGGTTTGAGTATGGTTATAACGATGGAGTATTTGATGCATCAATGAGTAGAGCAAATTCTTATGGTGTTTTGTATGGTGGTTATAATCAATTTGCTACTAGACAAAAATTGACATATAAGTTAATCTCTGATTGGTTAAGTTATGTAGATTATTTGTGGGTTAAACAATTAACTGCTTCTCCAGAAGTATATCTCGAAAGAGGAAATAATTTCCTTCCTATTCAGATAAGCACAAATACTTGGACAGAGAAAAAGCGTTACGCAGATAAGACATATAATTTAGAACTTGACATTGAAATAAGCAATAATATAAACTCTCAATTCAGATGATAACTGAAATCTACATTGAAGATACTAGGTTAGATTTAAGCAAAGATTTATCATCGGAGTTCACGTATGCTATTGATGATATACAAGATTTTGCTTCACGAAATACTAACTTTTCTAAAACAATAATCCTACCCGGTAATGCAGTCAACAACAAAATATTCGGACATACTTTTGAGTTCACATCAAGCAACTTCTACAACCCTTCAGCAGATAATGTGGGTTACAACTTTAACGCAGCCAAAGCAGCAAGTTGTGTTATATATGTAGACAAGATTCAAGTATTTAAAGGCATTATAAGGCTTTTAGAGATAACCATTGACAGAGGAACGATAGAATACGAGTGTGCGGTTTTCGGTGAATTAGGCGGTTTTATTACGGCTTTAAATAATCTAAAACTTGAAAATTTAGATTTTAGCAGTTATGACCATCAATGGAGTTATAATAATATTGTAAATTCTTGGCAACAAGCATCGGGTACAACGGCATCGGGAATGGGGTATTATTACCCACTTATTGATTATGGTCAAGTTTCACACCATAATAATAACCATCCGAAAAGAAATTGGTCATATAAAGCATTGAGACCTGCTTTATTTGTTAGGGAATATTTCGATAAGATTATTACTAATTCTGGTTATACTTGGGAAGGGGATTTTTTAAATTCAAACTTATTTAAAAGATTAATAATTCCCAATAATCAAAAGTCATTCTCAAGATTAAAAAATTACAATTTCCAACGTAGAAACTCAAGTTATACGTTTACGGAATTAGATGGAACTTCTAAATTATTTCCCTTACCTACTTCTGAATTAACACAAAACTATACACCAAACGGAGCATTTACAGAATTTACTTATACAGGTACCAGTTTTTCTGGGCAATACCAAACAGACATACGATTAAGTTGGCAAAAGAATAGTTCTATTCCTTTTCATTTTGACGTATTAGTTAACGGAAGTGTTATTGGAACGCATAGTTGGGAAAGTTCATCATCTAGTACACCAATTGTATTTGAATTAAAAGTTACTGGAAATATTACTTTAAATACGAATGATATAGTTTCTTTTAGATTTAGACAAGATATTGCAACTGATTTTGAATTAATTGTTCAAGTAGGGCAAGGATTAGTTAAGATTCAAACACCTGGTTTAATTCCTGTTGATTTTGTTATAGGCGATATGCTTGAGGTTAATCAATCTGTACCAAAAGGGATATTTCAAAGAGATTTTATTTCTTCTATTATTAAAATGTTTAATCTTTATATTGTAGAAGATACAACAAGAGATAAGCATTTAAAGATTATTCCGTTTATAGATTTCTACACTACTACTGCTAACTTCTTACAAGTTAATGACCTTGAAGAAGAACTTTTGGTTGATAATACAGACCTTCTTTTATTAGATGATTACTCTGCCTCACATATAGATTGGACTGCAAAAGTAGATAGGAAGAAGGCTTTTAAATTAAAGCCGATGTCTGAACTAAACGGAAGATTCTTTGAGTTTAAATATAAACCGGATACTGATTATTACAATGAGGATTATTCAAAACATTATGCTCAAGGTTATGCTGACCATATTGAAGATACAGGATATGATTTTGCAACTGATAAACAAACTTCTGAAGTAATATTTTCAGCTACTCCATTAGTCGGTTATTCTGGAGAGGATAAAGTATTCCCAACAATCTTTAAGTTATCTAATACTCAAAATACACAATCAGAAGACCCGGTAGACCATAACATTCGAATAATGCAAGTTCGCAAAGTTAATGATGTAACAACTTGGTTTATTAAAAATAACAATCAAAACATAGGTGCAGGTCTAACAAGTTATGGTTATGCAGGGCATTTAGATGACCCCGATGCTCCTACTTCTGATATTAACTTCGGTGTGCCAAAAGAACTATATTTTTCTTTGAGTATTAATTATCCTTCGGCTAATTTATTTAACGGATTCTGGAGTGATTACGTTGCAGAAATAACCGATAAGGATTCTAAACTTTTAATGTGCTATCTCTATTTAAAGATAACCGACATCTATGGTTTAGATTTCTCAAAGCTAATTTATATTGATGGTGCTTTGTGGAGATTAAATAAAGTTATTGATTACAACCCAACGAACCCCGAAAGCACTAAATGTGAATTTTTACGAGTAATTGAATTAACATACGAATAATGGCACAAGAAATTGTAGGTTTTAAAATAGAAATTAACGGACAAGAAAGAGTTGTTCAGTCGCTTGGCGAAATGAAACAACTAATTAAAGATGCAAACTTTGAATTATTAGCTGCACAACAAAATTTTGGGGAGTATTCTCAAGAAGCCGTAAATGCCGCAAAAAAAGTAGCAACATTAAAAGATACTTTACAAGAGGCTGGAGAAACGGCACAATTGTTTGACCCAGGAAGAAAGTTTCAAGCATTTGCCGGAGCATTAAATGCAACCGCTGGAGGAATAACTGCCTTTCAAGGAGCATTAGGTTTAATTGGTGTTGAAAGTGAAAACGTAGAAAAAAGTTTATTAAAAGTTCAAAGTGCTTTAGCCTTATCACAAGGTTTAAGTACAATTACTGATTCGGTAAAAGATTTCCAAAGATTAGCAGCGGTTATTCAAAGTGTAACATTATTTCAGAAGGCTTATCAATTAGCCACTATTGCTGCTACTGCTATTCAACGTGCTTTCGGTGTTGCGGTTGCTGGTACTGGTGTAGCATTTAGAGCCTTGAGAGGTGCTATTCTTGCGACAGGAATAGGCGCTTTAACAATTGGTATTGGTGTGTTGGTTAGTAAAATTATGGATTGGGCAAACTCTGCTTCTGAAGCGGAAAAGGCACAAAACAAATTAGCTGAATCAACTAAAACGATGAATCAAGATATCGGTAATCAAATATCTGTTTTATCGGCATTAGGTGGCAAAGAAAGAGAGATTTATAATTTAAGATTACGGCAAAACGAAAATGAACTTAATGTTCTTCGTAATAAGTTAAAAACAACAGGTAAACTTAACGAAGAAGAATTAGCACAATTTAAAAAACTTAAAACCGATAAAGAGGTTTTAGATATTCAAGAATCTAATCGTATTAACAAAGATGCTGAAGATGAAACAAAGAAAAGACAAGAAGAAAACTCAAAAGTTGTAGAAGATAGAAAGGCAAGGAATAAAGAAATACAAGATGCTGATAAACAACTTCGTGAACAAGCTATAAAAATCAGCGACGAAATCTTTTTATCTGAAATTGAAGATGAAAGAGAAAAAGAAGAAGTTAAATTAGCATTAGAATTTGAAAGAGCCAAAAAAGATATTGAAAATAGTGTAGGTACACAAGCTGCTAAAAATGAAGCCTTATTACTTTTACAAACTCAATACGATTTACAAAGAAAAGAAATACAACAACAAAGAGCTGCGGAAGAAGTAGATATATTAACAAACAAATTATTTGCTGAAGTCCAAGCCGAGCAAGAAGCAAGTGATGCTAAAATAAAGGCTTCACAAGATGAATTGGATGCTATTACTAATAATTTATTAGCGGAAGTAGAAGCAGAAGAAAAAGCTTCAAAAGCTAAGGTTCAGATAGCCGAGTATGAATCGCAATTTAAAAAGCAACAACTTGATGAAGTAGGAAATGCCTTGCAAAATCTCTCTGCTATTGCAGGTAAAGAAACTGCTGCGGGTAAAGCATTGGGTATCGCAACGGCTTTAATTAATACTTATCAAGGTGCTTCAGAAGCGTTAAAACAAAAATCTACTTTACCATCTCCGTTTGATGTTATTGCAAAGGTGGCTAACGTTGCAGCTATTGTTGCTACCGGTATTAAGACAGTAAGAGCAATTACCGCCGTTGAAGTTCCAGGTGGTGGCGGTGCTGGTGTAAAATCTCCTACAGTTTCTTCTTTATCTGGTTCTGCTCCTATTATACCTTCTGCACCATTGGTTAATACTCGTACTCAATTAGATTCTACTTCTATTCAGCAATTAGGTTCGGCAACAAATCGTTCCTATGTACTTGAAAGTGATGTTACTAACTCACAAGAAAGAATCCGAAGAATCAATAGGGCTGCAAGATTAAGTTAAAATCTATTTATAGTTATGGAAAAACAATTACCAATTTACCGATTAGATATAGTAGAGGATTTAGATTCAAATGTCGAAGTTGATTTTGTAGCCTTAGTGGATAGACCTGCAATTGAGAAATCATTTTTAGCTTTTCAAGATTCGTATTCTGATTATCCGGATTCCGTTAAAAACAACGCTAAAAGAGTTTTGGATTGGACAGAGGAAAACGGATGGGGGGATTGCGGAACACCGGTAGGTAAGCAAAGAGCAAATCAGTTAGCCAACGGAGAGCCTATTTCTTTTGAGACAATTAAAAGAATGTACTCTTACCTTTCAAGGCATTTAGTAGATTTAGAAAACTCTAAAGGCTATGAAGATGGTTGTGGCAAGTTGATGTACGATGCGTGGGGTGGAAAGACCGCTTTAGGTTGGGCAGAGGCTAAGATTAATTCAATTGAGAAAAAGAAGTTTGCCATTCAAGATGAAGAAGAAAGGATTGTTTCTGGTGCTTTGATGTTAGCCGATACTCCTATTTATCGTAATGATTCCAATGGCGAATATTATGTTGTATTTACTAAAGACACTATTAAAAAGATTGCTCAAAAATATTTTAAGAAAGGTTACCAAAATAACGTAAATTTGATGCACGATTCCGGTCAAGTGATGGATGGGGTAACAATGTTCGAGAGTTGGATAGTAGATGAAAAGAGGGGTATTCATCCGATGAAAGGTTTTGAAGATGTTAAGGATGGCTCTTGGTTTGGTTCTTTTAAGGTGGACAATGATGAAGTTTGGGAAATGATTAAGGATGGCAAAGTGCAAGGGTTTTCGGTTGAAGGGATATTTAATTACAAAACCGATACCAAAGAAGAAAAGATGATGCAAGACATTATCAATATTCTAAAAGAGGTTTCATAGTTAGTTTTCATAGTTTTGTTTGAAGGGGGGTGTTTCTACGCTCCCCTTTTTTTTCTAACGCTCCCATTTTTTTTCTATTTGGTCACTTACATAAGTGTTTACTATTTATGGGTAAATTCTTTATGTCTCCACAAGAAGCATTATTAAAAATCAAGGCAATGTTCGCTGAAGCACAAGCTGCTCCAGAAGTTGCCGTAGCCAATTTCGCTGAATACGTTTTAGCGAGTGGTGTAAAAGTTATGGTTGATAAACTTGAGGTTGGCGGTAAGGTTACTCTTTTAGATGAGGCTGGGAACGAAGTTCCTGCTCCTGTCGGAGAGCATACTCTTGCTGATGGTTCTGTTATCGTTTTAGATGAGACAGGCACAATCCTTGAGATTAAAGTACCAGAAGTTAAAGTTGAAATCGAAGCACCCGAATCAGAAGTTGAATTAATGAAGAAGAAGGTCGCTGAAATGGAAGCACAAATCGAAGAGTTGAAGAGTTACAAGAAAGAGGCTGAAGTTAAAATGAGCGAGAACATTGCTCAAATGAACGATAAGTTCTCAAAAGCTATTTCTGAACTTACAGATGTAGTTATCGAACTTACTAAAACTCCTTCAGTTGCTCCTACTCAACCAAAGCAATTCACAAAGCATTTCGAATCTAAAAACGACAAAATCTCTCGTTTTCTTTCTAATTACGCAAAATAAATTTTTAAAAACTTAAAATTTAATAACAATGGCTTTTGATGTTTCAGCATTAGCAAATTATACCAAAGAGAATGAAGCTCTATTGGTAACTTCTTCCGTACTCGGAAGCA